CCCCGAGCCAGTCCCTAATCGAGAACTACGAACTGTCTCTGTCCCAGTTCGCAGAGAACAACGCAGCATACGCACTCCGCATCCTCTACACCATCGGCGAGGAAATGGAGGTTATCAGCAGCCTTGACGGTACGCCGCAGCGTATCGACTCCAGCGACCCCAATGCAAAGATTGGCTTCCTCGAACCTGCAGACGCGGCCAAGTCCTTCGAGACCCAACTCAACAAACTGGAGCAGAACATTATGCGCAGCTCCTTCGCCGTGGAGACTCCAGAGATCAAGAGCGGCAGCGATATGAGCTCGCTCACGGTCAAGATGCTGTTCGCCGACTCCTACCTCAAAGCGCTGGACGACGCGATGCGGTATCAGATATTCCTTGACAGAGCAACGGCCCTGTTCAAGTACGGGTACGGCGTTGAGGTGAAGCATCGTAGCGACTACAACAAGTTCCGCATCAAAGCCGAACTCCTGCCATTCGTCTTTATGAGCGAGAGCGAGACCGTGGCTGCTCTGGTCCAGCTCGTCGGTAGCGGTGTCCTTTCCAAGCAGACGGCATCCGAAATTGCCTATAACTCCGGCTACGGCACTGCCGATGAGTGGAACCGCATTCTGGACGAGGCACACGCCGAAATGGTTGCACAGGCGAGAGCCAACACGACCAGCAGGCAACCTAACGTGGTGAGTCAAACCCGCCAGAACCAGTAATGGGCTATGGATAAGGTTATCAAACAAATGGAAAAGGTGGAGGGCGATGTCCGGCGTGACATTCGCCCTTCTGTTTCTGAAATTGTCCTGCTGGCAGAAGCCTACCGCCGCTGGGGAAAGGACTTCTCCTTCGATATAGCCGAGGCCCTTGACCAAGCCGTGAATAAGTCGCTGGTCAACCTGTCAGACCGCATCATCGACGACATCGGCACGAGGCTGGACTTCGCCATCGCCGAGGCAGAGGCCGACGACTTCGACCTTGACTGTAAGTCCTACGCTACACGAGAGATAAACGGAGAAACGGCCCAAGCCCGCATCGACGGCCACGTCTCCCGACTCAAATACCTGTTCGAGGCCGGGATAGCCATCGGCTTTACCAACGCAATGTCTCGGGCAAAGATAGAGACCACACTGATGCAGCTTGTGGCAAACCCCTACTACCTGATGCTGATACCAAATGCGAGAAGGGAAGGAGGCTACGCCGCCACCTACATCGTGGACGGAGACCTCAACTCTGGCCGTGGCATCAACTCCAATATCGTGAAGGCAATCTCGGTCGTCGGCTCAACGATGATTGCCGATGCCTTCCACTACGGCAGGCTGCAGACATACAAAAGAGACGGGGCAATCGGATATGGAGTGAAACGTAACTCCAACTTCGACTGCCCCGACTGCGATGCGGTGTGCGCCGTGGTCCATCCCTTCACGGAAATCGTGGTCCCAGTACACCCCAACTGCTGCTGCTCTACGTACCCCGTCTTTGACGAGAATCTGGATTCAGACGAGACCTGATCTGCTCCACCCGCTTCCGGCCATCTGCTATGATGGCATCGGCCCTCAACACCAAATCCCAAGCACCCTCCGCCGCAAGTCCGCGACGGAGGTTTTCTGTACAGCGCAGGTCAAACTCGGCCCGGTGCAACTCGGATTCGGTGTTCTTGGGCTTGGCCATTACTCTGCTGGTGTTTCAGCCGGGGTCTCGGGTGTGGCAGATTCGCTGGGTGTCTCTACCTTTCCCGTCATTTCTGCCACGGCCTCGTGCAGTTCCTTCTCCTCCTGCAGGATTTTGGCATCCTCTGCAGGGGTGATGTCCTCCTTGATGCCATACACGTCCTTGTGGCGGTTGATACAGGCCAGCACCGCCTTGTTGATGTCCTCGTAGAGAGCGGCATCGGGCACGGTGCAAAGGAAGTTGTACATCAAGGTGGCGTAGTTGTGCAGGTCGTTCTGGTACTTCTTCGGATCCTCCAGCATCATTTCCAGCAACTGCCCTTTCGCGATGTGGCGATTGATGCGGTGCGTGATGGTGAGGCTGATGTCCTGCACCTTGATGTGGTTGTCCTCCAAAGTGTACACGAAATTTCCGACGCGGGTGTCCCGCTTGTCGAGTTTGATTTTTCCGTTCAGAATCTTCATAAGGCTATTCGATTTTGTGAGCAATGCTACCGAGCGCGATCATAGCCATAGCCATCATCATTTCGGCGTTATCACTGTCTTTGGTGATTTCGGTGGGGACCTCGATTTCATCGTGGCTTTCGATATAGTCACGAATCTTCTTCTTCTCCTCGGCTGTGGGCTTCAACAGGACGACCAGTGCGCTGATGTCGTCTTTGTCAATGTCAAAAATGAGTTTCATAAGACTTTCCTATTATGGTTGAAAAATTTCCTTCTATGCGAGCAAAATTTCCGCGAAATGTGCCAAAACCATCGTTTTGTGTGCGAAAATTGCAGAAATCTGTACGATTTCGTGGTAGAAACGTGCGATTTCATCATTCTATCACTTCTATCCGATACAAGAAATAACGCACCTCTACGCCTCGGTCCTTCGCCACGTGGTAGGAGTTCAGCTCACGGGTGATGGCATCCTTGCTGATACGGCCACCCATCCCCTCATAAATTCTACTGGCCGTCACCTTCTCGAAGGGCTGGCCATCGTACTGCGGCCTCGTCGTATAACCAATGCTTTCGAGATAGGAAAGGGTTGGGCACTGCTCCGACCTGACTCTCCGCTTCAATGCGGCTACGGCCTTATCCATCTTTGCGCACCGCGTGAAGCTGCCTTTACGGTTGAGGAGACGACGACGGCCGTCCATCACCCACCTGAAAATGCCGGGCAACTCCGCCTCGCATATCTCCGCCGCCAGCTTCTTGTTCTGGCGCTCCGGCGGTATGATTACATCGAACTGGAAAGGCATCAGCCTACGGAAGAAGGCATCGGTATCGTCGCGGAAGTGCGGCATTTCGTTGAAGGCAAACACCAGTGGCGGGCACTTGATTACGACATTGCCTTCGTATAAGCGCCAGCCCTGTACATCCTGACTCGAAGAAAGGGCTTTCAGGCCGGAGTCAAACGCGGCGCTGCGCTTGATGTCAGGGGCGAAGTTCAGCTTCTTCCCGGCAACACTCACCAACTGCTTGTTGTCGATGAGCTGGTCCGGCGACAGGAAACTGACCCACTCCTTGCCTATCACATTCTTCATCACGTCGAAGATTACGCTCTTGCCATTGCTTCCCGCCCCTATGAGTAACGCCATCTTCTCGATACTGAACTTGTCCCTATCGACGTAGCACATCCCGAAGAACTCCTGCAGGCAGGCCCTTTCACTGGCATCTGGCAACACCTCCGCCAGAAACGCATCCCACTTCGGACACGCGGCATCGGCGTACCAGTCATAGGGCAGCGTATAGTCGGTGATGTGGCGGCGGTCGAACTGATACGCCTGATTCCGGCGGATGTCATAGACGCAGTTCTGGAAGCAGACCTTATCCGGGTCGTTCCTGTACGACTTCTCAAATATCACGGAGAAGGGCATATCACCCACTTTCTTCGCGTCGCTGGCCCCAACCCCGAACTCGGGCAGGATATTGGCCACAATCAGGATCAGACTCCGGCTCGTGAGCGTGGTGTATGCCCGCCCATCAAAGAAAGCAAGCCTATTGTCAATATAACACAGGCTACTGGAGGCAAGGGCCCGCCGTAAGATGGTGACGTAGCCGTCAATCCTCTCGGTGGCTGACCGCGACATAGTAAGCCGGGAGAACTCGTCACGGCACGGCTGCAGCAAAGTCAGCAGCTCCTGCTTCAATACATCGAGGTTGTCAATCATCTTTCAGAACCTTTAACGTGGAGCGGACAATGATGTTGCCGCTCTCATCTTTGTAATCCTCAAAACAGAAATAGTCGCGCGGCATCGACCGCAGCAACTCCAACGTGCGAAGAACGCACTGCTTTCGAGCCCAAGCCCGGGACACTTCCTCCACGTCCCTGCGGTCACGATACTTCTCCAGCCTCCGGCCAAATTTCGCCTGCCGCCGAGCATCTACGACAACCGCCAGAGACAGGCGGCGACGAGGCAGTTCTGGGCGCGGCTCCAACGCATCGGCCCAGCCCCGGAAAATCCGAGCAAGGCCGGACCGCAGCCATCGGCCAACATCACACCAATTCCTTTTCTTCGCTCCCATTTTTCGCCAATTTTTTAGCCCACTACTTTTTGACCTCCTTGAACCAGACAAATTTCTTGTCGCGGCGGTCGAAACAGCCGCACTGCAAGTCGCCGCAACCGAGGTATAACTTCGACAAAGAACAGCCGCTACAAGCCTCCGCCGGAACTGAAACCCGGTCGGCTTCAACACACCGAAATCTGCGGCCACGGACCTCGACCTCACCCCCTATCTCGATGAACCGCGTCGGCAACGCCGTTTTCTTTCCCAGCAACGAACGCTCCTCGTTGTAGGCTTCGATTATCGCGCTTACGCGATCTATTTCCGCAGCAGTGAACGTGCCCCCGCCATCCAACCGCTGCAATACTTTTTCCGCCATTTTCATATCGCAAATCTACTCATTTTCTGAAACAAACTGAAATAAAGTTTGAATACCCCTCCCAGACCCTCCCCAATACCCTCTCTCCACAGACCAGTTTCAAAACACCGAAAATCGGCTATTTTTGGCTTCGTAACTCATTGATACACAACACCCTCGTTAGGTTTCGTTAATTTCAAAATCGAATTAACGAGAAATGCGATTGATAATCAGTAAGTTACAAGGATTTCGTTAATTTCGTTAGGTTTTTTTTGTATTTACGCGCGGGAATAAATAGAAGAAAAGAATACGAATTAACCTCGCGAAATCAACGAGGATGCTGATATTCAATGCGTTACTTCGTTAATTTGCCATTTAACCTAACGAGAAATTAACGAGGCCATTATGAATCAGGTAGTTACGTGC